TTTTCTTCGTTGTTATTTTCGTTGCTGTTTTCGTTGCTGTTTTCGCTAGTAGTTTGTCTTTTATTATCGCTATTTATTTCTTTATAATCAAATTCGTATCTACATACTGGACAAGTATTAGACTCTTGTGTTAGCCATTTAATTATGCCTTCACAATTAAAATTATGGTTACAAGGTAATTTAATTACTTCTTCATTTTCTTCAAAATTGTAGCAATATATAGGGCATTGGCAGTTTGTTGTGGTTTCATTTTTTTTAATAAAGATGTGTGGTTTTAACTTTTCTAGTTCATAATCAGATATTACTTTTTTAAATTTGTCTTTATTATTTTCAAAAGTGCTATTTATGAAATTTTCTAAAGATGAATTTTCTTCGCTTGTGTAATTTTGCGATAATGTTCTTAATAAATCAATAAATGCATTATTTTGTCTATAAAAGGAGCTATTGTATACTGTGTTAGTGTTAGCGTTTGTGTTATTACTAATTGGTGCATAGTAAGTAGGTGCATAGTAAGTAGGTGCATAATAAGTAGGAGTAAATCTATATGCTACATATGAAGTATCTTGATAAGTATTATTATTTGAGCTATCAAGTATTCTTCCCATTAAAATAGATACATATGTTGGTCTTGCTACTGATGATATGTCTCTTGCTATTGCTGGTATTGCTTGTGATATGTCATTCTCGACATTTGTTGACATAACATTTACGCTTATATCGTAATAATTTTGAAACATTCGATAAACAATATTTTCTATATTATTATACATTATTATATATGTATTTATGATTTTATATATTTATGATTTTATATTTTTTTTTGAAGTGTTTTTTTTATCTAAGTTAGATTTTCTCTTTATATAGTATTTATTATTCTTATTTGCTATTATTATTAGCGTGTTTAAAGCTGTAAAATATACTTTTTTGCTATATTTGGGTTCTTCAAAATGGAATGTTTTTATATTTGTAATTGTGGTTAATTTATAGGGATCGTTGCTTATTGCGTTAGCTAATTCATATTGGGATTTTTCTATTGCAAAATTTAATAAATAGCGTATTTTATAGTCTTTTAGTTCGTTAATATTTTGTATATGATTTATTAATTCGTTATTTGACATTTGTTTGTTTTTTATATTTATTTTTGTTTCTATGCTATTTATTAATGTTTCATTATCTATGAAAAGAAGCAATAATCTTATTTGCGATATATTATCTTCGAAAGACACTATATCTTCTTGTAAAGATTGGAAATCTGTCTCTTGGAAATCTGTCTCTTGTAAAGATTGGGTTAGCATTATAATTATAGTAAAAAAATAAATAAAAAAAGTTTTTTTATCATATTAATATTGGCGAAAACAAAATATAATTAGATATAATTAGATATAATTATGTTAATAAATATTTGGCATCTTCGCCTTCTGAATTATAATCGCTATCATTTTCACAATGACCATTATTAGTGCTATGTTTGTATATTTCTTCTAAAATATAATTGTCTTCTTCTACCATTTTTTGTATAGTTTCTTTATAATTAGCATAAGGTGACATGTCTCCTAAAATAGAGTTCATTTCATCTCTGTAATTATTCCATCGATTAATCATAGTATTAATTCCTTGCTTATATTTTTTTTGCTCTAACTCTTTAGCAATTGCGCCATAATTAAGCGAATATACTATTTCTACTTTTTTTGTTAATGGATTTCTTTTGATTAGTGAGTAACCATTTTTTAAGTAGTTTTCGGTTGTTATTAATTTGTGATTTGGCTTGGTATTATTATTATAATTTTGCATTTTTGCTGAATATGTTGCGCTCATTATTACTAATATATTAATATATTAATATACTAATTTACTAATAAATGTGGTTATTATAATTAATTTTCAAATTAAAAAATAATAATTCAATTTTTTTATTATAATGATTATAATGATTATAATGATTATAATGATTATAAATTATAATGATTATAAATTATAATGATTATAAATAATATATTATAGTATATATATTATATGTCTTATTCTTATAATTGTGCTAATGTTAAGCATAGTTGTGTTAATACTAATTATAACAATTATGCAGGTTCCGGTGGTTCAATGTTGAAGAAAAAATATGCTAATAAATTTAATAAAGTATCATCTAATAAGATGTTTTCTTTAAATGGTTATGTTAATCATAATTATATTGGAAATGCGAATAATATAATTAGTCAGGACCCTTTTAGTAGTGTTATTGAAAGTTCGTGTTGTACTAATAATGATCTTGGTTCTACAAATATGAAAGGTGTAAGTGTTAAAAGTGCAAAAGGTTATTTAAATAGCAAAATAAGTCCTATAAATTCGGCGCAATGTTATAAAGATGTGAATAGTGTGTTGATTGCTGAGCCATTAAATAAGCATTTTAGAAGTGAAAATCGCACTCAATCTTCATATATTGACAGTGTTAAGAGTAAGTGTGCTATAGATAAAAGTGCTTATTTAAATGAATTAGATCAGTTAAGTCAGTTAAGTTCTAGTTGTTCAAATAAGGTAAATAGAATTGTGTCGTCAAATGCTAGAATGCAATATTTAATAAATTGCAATAATAAGGTTAAGGATAGTAATTTTATTAACGGATTTACACCTGCTTATGACATTTATTATAATGATACTACGTTATTTAATAAAAAAAACCAGTGTGCTAATAATCCCAAAGATGCTAAGGTGATTGCGTGTTAATTTTTTTGTTATTGTTATTGTTATTGCTATTGCTATTGCTTAGTTTTTTTAAATAATTGGCTCCTGAGCTAATATGATTTATTGTTAAATCTTTTGGATTACAACTCATAAATGTATTGTCTTTATGGCTGAATACAATACGTTTAATATTTAGATCTAATAAGGTAGCTAAACAATTTATACACGGAGTTGAATCTAAAAGATTGTTGTTGTTATCACATCGCACGACATATATTGTTGTTTTTTTATATAATTTTTTTAAATAGTCTAAGTCTTTGCAGTGATTATTGTTATGATTATTGTAATTAATATTTGAATAGTTAGTGAGCGACTTTTATCGAATTACTTTGTTTTCCACAGCTGTGGAACATATTTCTGAGAGATGCGATTTCTGCGTGGCAAGTGCACGAATTCACAATAAAGCTGTCTTTTGAGTGGCTTCTATAATGATTATAGCCTCGCCCCATAATTTTTCTATTTACAACCGCAACAGCTCCATGACGCATAAGAACAGGCGACTTAAGAGCCTCATTGAATGCGCTATTGATAAATGTTTGGTCGCTATTTGAGAGCATTGATGCGTTATGGATCATAACTAATACATATATTTATAGTTATGATTTTAAATAATTTTTAAATAGTATTTAAAAAACAATTTTTAAAAAAATTGAAATATAAATAGTTATTGCTAGTTATATTATTAAAATATGGGTTTAATCATTTCGTATTATTTAAAACCGCAATCGTTACAGTTATTAGAGGATTATATGAAGCCTTGTATTAGTAATAGTGTGTCTTATTCTCAATACAAAGATTTATATTATTATGATAATAGTTTTACTGATGCTTGTACTGATGCTAATACTGATGCTTGTACCGATGATGATTCTGAATATTATAAGTTATATATTTATGTTCATAATGCTAGTGCAAATGAAGCAAATTTAGAGGTAAAAAATATGTATGAAGAGAGTAGTAATAAGCATAATGCTAAGGTTGACAGTTACTTAAAAAGTTGCAGTACTAAACTATTGAATGCTGAGGAAGCTGAAGAAAATAAGTTTGTTGATTGTTATGACTCGGGATTTGATTTATTTTGTCCTGAAAATATTGAGTGGCAAACTATTAGCACTTATATGTTAGATCATCATATTTCGTGTGCTATGACTTATAGGGGCAAGTTTGTTGGATATTATTTATATATGCGTTCGAGTACACCGGTGAAAACACCTTTAAGGCTTGCAAATAATGTTGGAATTATTGATTCGGGTTATCGTGGAACTATTAAAGCGTATTTTGATATTCAAGGGTCTAATTTTAATTTTGTTAAAGGTCATAGATATATGCAAATTTGTCCTCCTGATATTGGTAAGCCTGTGAAGGTTGTTATTGTTGACAGTCTTTCTGTATTAGGTCTAAATAATGCTAGATCTAAGGGTGGTTATGGTTCTACTGGGAATTAATAATTGGCTAATTGGCTAATTGTTGTTAGGATTAAAAAAAATTGATTTATTATTTTTTTATTCATTTAAAGTCCTCCAAATAATAAAGCCAAGTAAAACCAATCAATCGCTATGTTCTGCAAAGTTTGCTTCGATGCTTCCAAGTCGGACTACAAGACCCACAATGTTCGGGATAGTGCGTCGAATGTTGTGTGTCCGCTTTTGCTGAATACCAAGTGCCGGGCGTGTGGTTATTTTGGTCATACCACCAAGTATTGCAAGAGTGCTGGTAAGCCTGTTGTTGCTAGTAAGGCTTATGTGAGGCCGGCTGTCAAAGTGGTTGTTCCAGTTCCTGTTTCCGTTCCTTTAAAAAGGGGTGCTTTTGCATGCTTGGAAGAGGACATTTGCGAAGACGTTGATGAAAGCGAAGACGAGGTGCTTACTCGCGATTCGCTTGGTCCTGGTGTTGCTGAGGAACTCGATTTTGACAAGGAGACGATTATTTGGGGGGTTGGTTTCAAATCGATGATTGGCAAGCGCTGGGCTGACGTTGTTGGTTGCTAGATGCTTATTGGTTTTGTGTGTTGTTGTGCCTTGCTGTGTGTTTTTTTTCTGTTATTTGTTATTTGTTATTATTTTAGTTAGTATAAAAACTAAAATAATAATATTATTACCCTAGACGGGTATACCCCAGACGGGACTCGAACCCGCAACTTCCAGATTAGAGGTCTGGCACGCTATCCAATTGCGTCACAGGGGCTAAAAAAATGATAGCATTTAATTTTGCTATTATATGTTTAATGTTTAGTCTTTAAGTTGTTTTTTATTTTTATATTTTTTTATTTTTATATTTATTAATAAATATAAAAATAAATGTTAAAAAACGCTCCGTACTGGGATCGAACCAGTGACCTCACGGTTAACAGCCGTATGCTCTAACCAACTGAGCTAACGGAGCAAATAAAAATAAAAAAAATGCTGGGAGCGGGATTTGAACCCACGCGGTCGAAACCAGACGATCTTAAGTCGCCCCCCTTAGACCTGACTCGGGCATCCCAGCATTAAAAAAGCTCTTGCCCAGATTCGAACTGGGGTTGGAGGATTCAAAGTCCTCAGTGAT